CGTCAGAGCATCAGGCTCAAATATCATCACGGCGCGGGCGGGGGCGGCCCAGTCACGCGCGGGGTGATCCAGACGAATCGTCAGGCGGTATACTTGCCGGATGCCGACATCGTGGTAAACGGCCACACACACGATTCTTGGTACGTGCTGATTGCCCGCGAGCGCCTGAGCGACCGGGGAAAGGTGTATCAGGACTTGGTGCATTTTATCCGCGTACCAGGCTACAAGGACGAATACGCGGACGGGTCACAGGGCTTTCACGTCGAACGGTGGGGCGCGCCGAAACCCATAGGGGCCGCGTGGCTGCGCTTTTACTACGCTGAGAAGCGGATATTTTGCGAGGTTACGGCGGCGTTACGCTAAGAGGGGAGCTAAAAGAGAATGGGTAAAAAACACGATCACATAATGCTTGTCGCTCTTACGCAATTACGAGAGCGCGTTAGAGAACTAGAAGTCGCTGTCGCCAATATTCAATTACAGAGCGGTGACGATATAAAGAACGAGTGGACGCATATTTGCAAATTTATGCCGCCAGGCTTTAGAATCCAAAACACCGTCGAAGATTTCAACGACTGGCGCATCAGAAACGGCCTTGACTTGTGGTCACCTCGTCTCAACTTCTGCCCGTATTGTGGCGTGCAACTATGTGAACCGGAGATGCCATAGCCCCACCTCTGGCGTGTGTCGCGGTTGGCGGTATACTGGCGCTGCATAGCGCATCCCAAAGTCGAACCGGACACCGCGACACCCGCGAGGGGTGGGGGAGCAACAAAAAAGGCGGCTTTAGGGGGCGCCTGATGAACCTTAAAAGCTAATATTCAGAAGGCAGTAGAAAGGTTGTGACCGACCTGTCGGCTTCTGTTATGATCCAGATGTGGGTATCATCTGGGAGCTTGTAAGCCGATAAAATGCGCGTGCCGTCAACAAGTGCATTATCATTAGCCTGCCAGTCTTCTTCATCGACAGCGCCCCAGTATCCCGTCGAGTGTAAGTTGAGTAATTCGCCCGGATTCGTCGCTGTCTGTGCCATTGCTTCTAATGCGCCGGGTGTAGAAAGGATTCTACCTAACTGGAATTTTGGTTGTGTCATCTTGTCATCTCCTTTTGAACGTTAAAAATGATCCCGGCCTATGCAAGCGCCGGGTTGGATTCTGATTCGTAATGATTCGCGCCGTACTTGGCTTTGAGGCTGTCGAAGCCTGCTCCGCTGTACTGCGTCCGATAAGGGGTAGTCTTGAAGTACCACATCATCCGCTTGGAGTGCCAGGAGAGTTTCGCGCCGTCTTTACCGAGTAGGTCTTTATAGGGGCGGGTGTTGCCTTCTACCCATACCCAAGTGCCAACGAGCCAGATGTCAACATCTACCATTCGCAGCTTGATGAGTTCGGCGATCTTGTCCATTATCGCCTGTTCAGTCTGGCGGTTATAGAAGTAGGTGTGCTCTTTACCTTCGGCATCTGTAGTGGTCTGACGATCTGCGCGGGAGAGGGCTTCAAGATATTCGGCGTTCACTTCCTGCATAATGCGATTATAATACTCGAAGCGGTCTTGATGTCGATCGGGGTGGTAAAGCATCGCCAGGTCACGATAATGCTTTTTGATGTCTACTACCTGAGTCTGTGTAAAGTATGTCATTTCATTGCTCCTTTGTACGTTAAAAGTTTAGTAAGCCGGTACTGTCTCGCCCTCGCGGGTGTTGATTTCTGAAAGGAAGCCGGAGCCGAAGCCGTCAAATTTTACAGTAAGCACCCAGCCGAACGCGGCACTTTTGTAGCTTTTGGTAACGACTCCGCGCGTATTCTTGGGAATGATGACGCCGGTATACAGGTTTTTCAGTTCTGTTGTGCTTTCTACTCTAAGTCCGGTATAATCTACGTTCAGCATATTTGACATTTCATTGCTCCTTAAAAGATCGGGCTGGTCATAGTATTGAAGTATTGCTCATCGGTCTGGCAGAGGTAGGAAACATTACAAATGAGGTTGGCGGCGATCATCTGCAATTGGGCGCGTTCTTCTGGATCAAGGTAGGGGCGTCCTTTCTCGATGCAGAAAGTATCAAATTCAAGTTCCATACTGGCGGTGTACATATCCATTTCGTGAAGAAACTCAGGAGATTTTTGGTCGATAACTGTATTTTGTGCTTCCATTTCATTGCTCCTTTACTGTCTAAATTTTGTATTTGTCTATACTCTTATTATATACTATATAGCGTACTTGTCAATACCTTTAGGGATTATGACGAAAAAGACTATAAATATTATCGGGGGTTTTTATGCCTGATGAGCTAACCTGGACGCCTGATACTGCGCGGCTAGACTCACTGGAACTGTGGTCGCGCAACCCGAAGCGAATGAGCAAGGCGCGCGCCGAACGGCTGTTGCGGTCGTGGCGCGATATGGGGCAGTATCAGACGTTGGCAATCGGACCGGGTGGAGAGTGTTACGACGGGCATCAGCGCGTCAACACCCTCAAGGCGGCGGGCTACAAAGGCGACTACGAAGTGCGTGTCTTGCGTAGCAATCGCCCGCTGACTGACACCGAACGCGAGCGCGTCATCATCGAATCGACGGTAGGCACGGTGGGCGCGTTAGACTTCGATGCTCTCGCCGGGTGGGATAACACGGCGCTGCAAACGTTCGGCCTCGACGCCGAGGCGCTGGCCGAATGGAACGACGCGGCGGCGAATTTGCGGGAGATGCTGACGGCGAACGAAGAGACGCCAGATTTTCAGCCTGTCGGGATTGATGAACAAGGGCGGCTTGACCAAAAAACGCCAGTGACTTGTCCTGAGTGTGGATGTGAATTTGTGCCGAAATGAGCAAGGTAGATTTGCGTCTTGATTGGTGCAGTTACGAGGCCGCCAAGTATGCGGTGGAGCATTGGCATTATTCGAGAAGTATGCCTACCCCCCCTGTCGTAAAAATTGGAGTGTGGGAAAGCGGTATATTTATTGGGGTTGTTTTATTCTCAAGAGGAGCAAATAACAATCTCGGCAAACCTTACAAACTTGACTTCTTGCAAGTATGCGAATTAACGAGGGTTGCATTAAATAGTCATATTTCTTCTGTTAGTCGCATTGTTTCTATTGCTATAAAAATGCTAAAACGAAATGCGCCGAAGTTGCGTTTAATTGTTTCTTTTGCAGACGCAAATGAAAATCATCTAGGGATAATCTATCAGGCGGGGAACTGGATTTATACAGGCAGATCGAATAGTACGCCTAAATATATTGCGCCAAATGGACAAATATTGCATCAGCGCCAAGTAAGTAAGATAGGATATAAGCCACAATACGGCACAATGAGAAAAGTGCCGAAGTCTGGCGACTGCGAGATTATTCCGCAGCTTGATAAATATCGTTATCTCTATCCGCTAGATGATGCTATGCGCCGACAAATTGAACCATTACGCAAACCATATCCCAAACGTGATACACGCGGGTTAGGCGAAACAGATAACGCGCCTGATACCAATCAGGAAACTGGCGGCGCAAGTCCGACCAACCCGCTTTAAGATTTGGGATAACTTGGGATAATGCGAAAAGTACAAAAGGAGTAAGGTGACAAGTCACAACGCCAAGCAATTTCTGGACGCAATACCGAACAGTGGGGGTATCATCTCCACCATTGCGCGGCGCGTCGGCTGTGACTGGCGCACGGCCAAGAAGTACATCGACGAATTGCCGACCGTCAATCAGGCGTACCAGAACGAATGCGAGCGGGTGTTGGACCTTGCCGAAACCACGATCATCACCGCGATGACGCAGGACAAGGATGTGCAGACGGCGAAGTGGTACGCGATGCAGAAAGGGCGCAAACGTGGCTATGGTGAGCAGCACACCGTTGCCAATATCGACCTGTCGAAATTGAGCGATTCACAACTAGAACGACTGGCGAAAGGCGAGGATTTGTATGCCGTCCTTGCAGACTCAGGCAGCGGCGGCGCTTGAATTACGCAAGCGGGCTGCTGAACACGGCGACCCGCGCCGCACTTTTACAGACAAATACTATCACGACCCGGCGGCGTTTAGCCGTGATTGCTTCCGCGACGAACTGGCCGACTACCAAGCCGACGCCCTAACCATGTTGGCACGAGAACATCGCATTGCCGTCCGGGGGCCGCACGGTCTGGGCAAGACGGCGACCGCCGCCCGTGCGATCCTGTGGTTTGCCTTGACCCGCGAGGCCAACCGCGACGACTGGAAGATACTGACGACCGCGAGTGCCTGGCGACAGTTGACCCACTTCCTCTGGCCGGAAATCACAAAGTGGGCGCACCGGCTAAACTGGCAAGCCGTGGGCTGGCGTGGGGCATTGGATGAACGGCGCGA